GAGAGGTGGAGAACGGGGGTCACGCGGCGATCATCCAGGCGCGCAGGGCCGTGCGCTCCTCGCTGGTCAGGAGCCGCGAAATGGCGACCAGTACCCGGATTTTGCCTGTCCAGTAGCGGTCCCCCTCCACCGGGCGGCGGCCGATCTGCCACGCCTCGGCTGTCAGCGCGTTCGGCGCCTCGCTGACGCTGGGGCCAAATGCGGCAGCGGCCCCGTTGAGCGAGATCGAGGAAATGTGATCGCCGCCGACCAGCCGCTCGGTTTGCCCGATGAAGTCGTGATTGCTCAGCCACGGCGATGGCAGGCTGACGGCGGCCGAACTGGTCGTCGTTCCCGCGCGGCGCTCAATTCGGAAAGTGTCCGGCGAATTGCCCGGCGCGTCTACGGTCACATAATTGTTCGCGGTTGTGCTGCGCCACGCGCAGATGACAGCCCTCTCGGTTGTGCTGCCCAGCAACTCGACCAGCCCCGCCACGGTGACATTCTGCTTCCCGTTCCATGCCGGCGACTGCTCTGCCAGCCATTTGTCGCCGCCGGTCAGCAGCAGGTGGCCCCCCGTGGCGTCGGTCTGATAAACAGGCCGGTTGCCCGAAGTGCCCTGCTCGAACCGCCGCAGCCCCGTGGCCCCAAGGAACCCGGCCAGCGCGACCGACTGCCCCGCTGCGGTAACGGGCGAGGTCGCGGCGGTATCCTGCCAAAGCCCTTCGCCAGTGCGGGCGTCGATGAGGAAGCCCACATCGCCGGTGCCGAACAGGTCGAGCGGATCGAAGGGCGCCGGCTCACCCTTCACCAGCAGCGTAGCCGCTGGATCGCTGACCGCGCGCACTTCATAGGAGCCGTCAGCAACGACGGGCGAAAACGCGGGCGTGCCCTCGACCAGCGTCAGCGCGTCGGTCGTGGTGTCTCTCAGGAGGAATGTCGGCATGGTTTACCCTGTGATCTGGTCGCCAGAGACGGACGGGACGGAAGGCGCGGGCGGGGCGGTTGTGATCTCGTCCCCCGTAATCACCCACTCTGCGGGCGGCGGCGGCAGGTTCGCGTCGAAGTCACCCGCGTTCACGCGCGCCATGATCCCTTGCGGGATCGAGGCGCCGAACTGCCGCCAACCTGCCGTGGTGGTGCCAATGAAGTTGTTCCCCTCGGTCGAGAGCGCCGCGAACTCTGTGCCGAGGAACTGCCGCGACATCATCGCCGGCAGACGGTCGTCCCCATCAACGGCGAGGCTGGTGATGGTGCCCGCTGGCGCCACGGCCAATATCGCGTTCTGGACCGCTACCTCGCGGCTCGTGCGCCCCGAAAAGGTGTTGCCCCGGCGGCGAATGTCGTAGGCCGTCCCCTGTTCGCCCCGGTCGTGGAAGTCGCAACTTACGCTGAACTTCTGCGGGCCGCAGTCGATAGCCCATGCGGCCATGTAGATCGTGCGCATCTGTGGGATTGCGCCGCCCGGCCACACATCCGGCCAGATGCGGTTGGCGTCCAGCCCGACCGGGGCATCCACGTCACCAGTTGCCCGCCCCGTCTGAGCGATTAGGCCAAAGAAGTTGATTGCGGGGTAGCAATACCAGGTCGCCGCTGCCCGCGCTGCGATGGCCCCGGCGGTGTTGCCAAGCAGCCATTCGACGTAGCCCTCGAACCCGTAGCTGGAGGCCGTCTCGTCGGCATGAGTGCTGCCGTTGAGCTGCATCCTGAGCGGGCCGGTGCCGACCTTGAACGCCTTCACGCGCACTTCGGGCAGCGTGCGCTTGCCGGTGATGTCGAGTCCGCCCCCGGCCGCCACGCCGATCACGTAGGCCTCCTCGCCAGCCGCCGCCGGGTCGAGGGCGCTGTCGGTCGGGCTGGTCAGTGGGTTGGCGATCCATTCGGAAGTTTTCGCGACCCACCGCTGCCACTGGTAAGGGCGATGCGCGCCGAAATAAACCGAACCCGCGGGGTGCGGCGTGGCGAAGCCTATCACTCGGTCATTTCCAGATGCGACAGAAGTGCTGTTGAGGTCGAACGCATCTCCCGCCGGGTCGGTGAACCTATAAAGCCGCGCCGGCGTGGCTGAGAGGTTACGGTCGCGCCAGCGGAATGTCGTGGTGCGGCCACCAGCGTTTTCGCAGCGAAACACCGGGCGCCTCGGCGCGCCCACACCTGCCGTATTGATTACGAACTGCCCGATAACCTCTACTTGATCGTTGCTGACGCTGAGAATATCCGCGCCGTAGCCGATGCCGTCGCCGAAGGCGGCGAGGCCGGGGGCGGGGGCCTCGCCCGGCAGCCACTCGCCGCCGATACGGACGCGGCGCGTCGCGGCAACCCACTCGCCGCCGATGCGAAGGCTGATGCTCATGCCGGGTTGACCCAGGTATCGTTCTCGGCGGCGTTCGTCGGCGCGACGGTGCCCACCCACTCCACGAAGTCGGCCCCCGCCGGCCGCGCGGTGCTGGCGGTGCTGCCATGCACAACGCGGATAACGCGGGCGTCCAGCGCGGCCTGTAGCCCGGTGATGGTGCTGATCGCCTGCGCCCCGGTATGCGTCGTGCGGTCGCGCAGTGCGGCGTCGGCGGCGTTCGCCGTGGCCCCGTCCGCAACGTTAAGGATCGTCCGCGCCTGCGCCGCCGACAGCCCGATGATGTCGCCCGTCTGCCGGCCCAGGATCGTGTTGCTGCCCAGCGCCACATTCTCGGGCGCCCCCGTGGTGCCACCGGGGCGGGCGATGACCGTGCGCGCGGGCATGTCGGCCAGCGCCACCGTGATCGCGCCCGAGGCGGTCACCGGCCCACCGGATACCGCGATCCCGCCGCCCGCCGTCAGGTTGACGCTGGTGACCGTGCCGGCGTTCGCCGTCGCGCCCGTCGCCACCCCGTCCAACTTGGTCTTGTCGCCTGCGGACATGAGCCCGGCGGCCGAGGTCGTGGCGGTCGCAGTGCCGGCCTTGCCGTTCAGCGCCGTCTGCAAGTCCGTCTGGTCCGCCAGCGTGCCGCCGATGCCGCCCCACGCCACCGACCCCGCGCCGCCCTCGATGTCGATGTCGCCGCTGCCCAGCAGCGACACGCCGTTGACCGTCTTGATGTTCGTGCCGCTCACGAGGCTGGCTTGCTTCCCGTCCAGCGCCGCCTGCAGCCCCGTCACGTCCGCGATGATGTGGTCGTGATCTGCCGCCGCCGCGCCCACGTCCTCGGCGTCCAGAACAACCGCCCCGGTCCCGCCGTTGACGCTGGCCACCGGGGCGAGGGCCGCCCGCGTCGTGCGCCGTGTGTTGCCGCCCTGCACGACGGGGACAAGCTCGGCGCCGGTCAGCGCGTCGGCCGGCGGCAGCTCGGAGATACGGAATCGGGGGGTGTCGGGCATCAGGCGGCCTCCGTCACGATCAGGTCTGCGGCTTCGGTGGTCAGGAGCGCGCCGTCCTCGGCAGTCAGCAGCGCGCCGTCCTCGGTCGGCGGCGTGTAGGGCACCAGCCAGTCGCCCGGCGCCTCGACGTGGAATGTCGGGAACCACCGGCCCGTGGCGGCGACGACGCGCACCGCGTAGGTGCCCGGCAGCAGCGCCACCACCAGCGCGCCCGTGGCGTCGGTCTCGGCCGTGACCGCGCGCGGGACGGTCAGCGCGCCCCCGCCCGAGGCCACCGCGAAGGGCTCGGGCGTGAAGGCCGCGCGCGCGCTCGCCGCCGGCGTGCCGTCCGGGTAGCGCAGGACCCCGCGCCAGCTCATCGCCACCGCCCCTCGGCGCGCAGATGCAGGGTGATCGTGCGGCCCGTGAGAGCGGTCGGATGCGCGGCGCGGACCAGCGCCGGCCACGCGTTGTGCAGCGGCGGCCCGCCCACCAGCGTGAAGGTCGGCGCGTCGCCGATCCGCGCCTGCATCGTCAGCAGCGGCGTCGTGCCCAGCAGGAACGGCCGCGGAAAGTCGCGGTCATCGTCGGGCAGAAGATTCCCGGACTGGAACAGCGTGCCATAGGCGGTGCTCACGTTCTGCCCGGTCAGGGCGACGTAGCGCGTCACCACCTGCCGGCCGTCGGTGTAGCGGACCCACTCGCCTGCGGCGGTGCTGCCCCGCTCCACGATTTCGGAGGCCGAAGCCGCGCCGCCGCCGACCAGTCCGGAGATGCGGACGTTGACTGCGCCCTCGTCGATCAGCACGTTTTCCCAGGCCGGCCGCTCCGCCGTGGCGGCGAAAACCTCATCGGTGATCGACACATTCCGGCTGGCCGACAGCACCCGGATCGGGCGCGGCCCGGACCCGCGCCACAGGCCGGCCGCGTAGACGTTGCCGTTGAGCGATACCGCCTGCCCGGCCACCAGGATCGCCGGGTTGGCGGGGTCCACGGCGCTCCGCAGCGAATGCGTGCAGCCGTCCACCGTGATCTCGCGCAGCCGGTTGACCGCGTCGAAGCCGGCGGGCGGTGTGAAGTCCACCGCGGGGTTGTTGAACAGCCGGAACTCGCAGCCGGTGAACTTCACCGACTGGACGAACTGCGCGCCGTTCAGTGCCCCCTCGGCCTGATCGAAGGCGAAGGCCCGCGCGGTGTTGTCGCCCCGGAACAGGCATTGGGCGAAGTGCAGGCCGCGGATCTGGATCGTCGGCGATGCCCCCGGCGCGCGCAGCAGGATGTGCCGGTCGATGATGTTCCCGGCCGGGCCGCCCATGTCGAAATAGACGTTCGCGCAGCGCAGATCGAAGACCGCCGTGCGCCCGCCGGTGCCGTCCGGGCTGATCTCGATGTGCCGCTCGGCCCAGCCGAAATGCGAGTTGGAGATGTAGAGCCCGTCGAGGCAGCGGATCAGGATGTTGCGCAGCGCCCCCGGGCCGGCGCCATGGGCCTCGATGTTGCTCAGGAAATGGCCGAAGCCGAAGCCGTTCGCGCCGGTCGCGGCGGGGTTGTGGTCGAATACCAGATGCGCGGTCGCCCGGTTGCCGGTCGCGCGCGAGAGCGTCTCGAAATAGATCGACTTGAACCAGCACTGGCCGCAGCGTTCCGCGACGATGCCGAAGCTGGCGCCGTCCAGGCTCAGGTTCTCGAAAAGCCCGCCCAGCGCGCCGCGCGCCCGGATCGCCGCGCCCGTCGCGGCCGTGGTGGCCCCCACATAGCGGATGGTCAGGTCGCGGACCTGCGGGCGGATGCGCAGATGCGCGTCGCGGTCGGCATGCAGAAATTGCAGCGTGTCGGCGTTGTGGTCCTGCTGAAGCAGGATCGTCGCCGCGTTGCCGGCGCCGCGCACCACCGCCGCGACCTGTCCGCTGGTGTTGGTCGGCGCGAACAGGATCGGCCCGTTGCACAGATAGGTGCCCGCGCCGAAATTCACCTCGCCATGCGCGGCGAGGCAGGCGTTCGCTGCGGCGACGTTCTGCGCGCCGGTGCGGTCGGTGCCGCCGCCGAAGTCCTCGACGTAGGGCGGGCGCCCAAGCCCGCCAAGGGCGGCCGCCATGGTGCCGCCGCGCGTCGAAAGTTGCACCGTGCTCATCGCGGGGTCTCCATCAGGTTGAAAACGAGATCGCCGCCGTCCGTCACCGCGGCCGGCCCATCCACCACCAGCGCCCAGCCGAAGCCTTCGGGCGCCGGCCCCAGATCGGGCGGGTGGAAGGCCGCGCCGGGCAGGTCGATGACCGCCGCCGGCCAGCGCCGGCCCTCGGCGTCGGTGATCCGCGCGACGTATCGGCCCGGCAGGATCGTCAGCGCCACCGCGCCCTCGGCGTCGGCGGTCACGGTGACCGGGCCGGGCAGCACCGCGTCGGCGCCCAGCGCGACGCCGTAGGGCACGGCCACGAGGCAGAGCGCGGCGCCCGCCAATGCCGCATCATCGGGCGCCCGCAGGCGGCTGGTCAAGGCGACTGGAGTCATTTGCATTCCCTCACGCCGTGGCGGATCAGCTCGGCGCCGCTCACCCAATGGTCGCGGCCGCTGTCGGCAACGTGGCCGCGGAACCAGCTGCGCAGCGGCTCGGGATACCAAGCGGACAGATAGTCCACGAAGAAGGCCCGCATTTCGGGGTCGCCCCGGACAACGGTCGGGGCGTGAAACATCAGCCGCGCGCCGGGCGAAACACACACGTCACGCGCGCCAAGAAACACTGTGCAGGCGCTGGCGCAGACGCCCTCGATCCGCACCGCGCAGCCACGCGCATCCGCCTGCAGCATTGCGCGCACATGCTCTTGCACGTCCCCGCCGGGATGCACCCCGGCGAGGGCGACGACGCAAAGGGCGCCGATCACCGGCCGGCCTTCTCGCGCAGTTCCTGCCGCTTGGCGTGCAGCTCGGCCGGGATCGCGTCGCGTTCGGCAAGGTAGGCCTCCATCGCGCGCACGATGCGCCAGTCCTCGGCGGCGAGCTGGGCGCGGGCCTCGGCGGCCTCGGCCTTGGGGTTGCGGCGGGCGACGATCCTCATGGGCGCAGGTTCCATGCCGCGACGGCCTCGTCGTCGGTGTTGAAGTCTCCGGTATCGCGCCCCTGGTGGCCCAGCGTGGCGCCGCAGCCGGAGCACTCCACCCACACGCCGGTGCCCCAATCACCGCCGGGCGGCCGGGCGGCGCCGGAGATGCGCGCCACGCCCCCGCAGAAGGGGCATGGCAACAGCCTCGCGTCAGGTCTCATGTCACGGTCACCACGCAGTCGGCCGGGCGCCAGGGGAACGGCGGCAGCAGCCGCACGCGCCAGACCCCGGCGTCGGGGAAGTTCAGGGTCAGCCCGTCGCCGTCCACCGTGCCGGCGGCGGCGCCGTCGATCAGCACCTCGGTCCCCTCGGGCACGTCGGGCACGGGCCAGTCGGTATTTGCCGCGACCGAGTGCGTGGCGGGCAGGCCGGTAACGGGCCGGTCGGTCACTACGCCTCCATCAATCCAGTGCAGATCGTCGCGGCCGGCGGCGGCCAGCGCGGTTTCGCCGGGGCCAGCCTGATGCGTCAGGTCCGCCGGAAGGCAGTTGCCCGACCGCAGGATGCGCCCGGCGCTGTCATGCACGAGGTAGACCGTCATCGCTTCAGCCACTGCGTATTGAGGAACCGCTGCGAAAATGTCGCGTCGAAGGGGTGCCCGGAGTCGAAGACATCGACCACGCCCACCACCAGCGTGATCGTCCAGACGCCCGCGGCGGTCGTTGTGAATGTCTGGGCGATCGTCACGACCCGCTGCGTCTCCGGGCCGCTGTGGTAGTTCCAGTATTGGTCTAGAATGATGCCCGGCTCGGTCGGGTGCGTAGCTTGGATAGCAACGACGTTCGGCAGCTTGGTGCTGACTGACACCACATTCGCCTCACAGGTTGCAAACACCTGCACGGTCGCGCCCGCAGGAAGCGTCATCGCCACGGTCTGCGCGGCAGCGGCAGGAGGCACGTCTTCCTCCGTTATGACGACGCTGCCCGCCGTGTAGGCCGTCGCCACCACCGTTGCCGCGTTTTCAGCCAAGTCCGGCGTCGCCACGAATACGGCCGGGGTAGTCACGTCCACCCATGCCGACCACGTGGCCGCCCGATCCGCGACATACCGCGCCCGCGCCTGATAGGCCCGCGACGGCACCAGCCCAGCGAAGATCGGCGCAAAGCCGGGCACCGTGTCCTGCGTGCCGTAGCGGATCACCTCGGCCGTGGCCGTGTCGCGCACCTGCCATTCGATCCGGCTGAACGGCGTATCCTCGTCCCATTCCAGCCGGATGCCGCCGCGCAGCGCGTCGCCGCTGGTGACCGTGAACGGCTCGGCATCGAAACCGGCCGGGGCGGGCACAGCAGGCACCACCGGCCCGGCAACGGGCGACGACTCTGGCGGGTCTTCATCCCAATCGTAATCGGCCGGGTCACGCTCGCGGATCACCACTTCCTGCACCAGCGTGGCGCCGCGGTCGATGACCTCGATTACCTCGAATACCTTCTCGTCGTAGCCGTGCCGCGCGCTGGTCCATTCGATCGCGTCCAGCGGCTCAAGGATCGCGGCCATAGGCGGCAGCACGATCCGATGCACGCGGAACCGCCGATCGTCCTTGGCATGGGCCGCGAGAAGCTGCGACACTTGCCCGGCATAGGGCACCGCCGGGAAGGACATGCCGCGCGGCAGGCGGCGTCCGTCCGCGGCTTCCCATGCCGCATCGGTATAGGCCGGCGCCTCCTTCGGCTGCCACAGCGCGGCCGGCTCCGGGTAGCTGCCCGTCCAGTAATTGGCCGTGCGCTCCACACCTGGGAAGACGTCGAAACGCTGATCTTCGACCAACAAGTCATCGTCCGTGATGGACAGCACCGCCACGCCCGGCTCGCCCACCCGGATGCGCACACGTCCGCCAAACTCGGCAATCTGGCCAAGGCAGGCGCGCAACAGTTCCCCGATGACCTCCCGCGGCTCTTCGCTGAAACGCACTTCCAGCCCGGCGCGGAACTGCGGGCGGCCGTCAACCACCACGTCGCAGAGGTTCATCGCCGCGACCCAATCGGACAGCGGCAGGTCTTCGGCCGCGAAGCCACCGCCCCACGTTTCGCCGGTCGGCGTCTCGATCCCGCGCATGATGTTGTAGATCATCACGACCGGGTTGTCGGTGCGCTCCCATGTGGCGGGGTCAGCCCATCGCTGCGGCCCGTCGCCGCCGACGCTGGTATCCTCGCGCGGATCGTAGAGCGGGATGCCCAGCAACACGAAACGCACATTCGGCAGGCTGCTGAAGCGCGACCGCTCCAGGACGAAAGTCGTGACCGCGTAGCAAGTGCCGGTGCCGATATGGTCGGCCGTCCAGGGGCGTTCCGGGTATGCCGCGTAACGGTCCAGCAGATGCGCGTCGGCCGTGGTCTGCGTGCCGTCATGGAAGCGCACGCCGACATAGTAACTCGCCAGGCTGTCGCCGCTGCCCGGCAGGAACACGGGCCGCCCGGTGCCAGTGCCCGCGCGGATCGTCGCCCAGCTGTCGATGTCGTCAATCTCCCATTCCGCGCCGTCGATGATCATGCCGACCAGATCGCAGCCGGGCATGTCAGACAGGTCGGTGACATACGTCAGAAAGCGGTTGTCCGCGCCGTGGCTCATGTGCGGCGCGGCCATGTGGCCCGCCGTGGCATAGCGGCCCAGCATGAAGCCTTGCGGCTCCGTCCCGCCTGCCGTGGTCACCTGCGTCTGTATACCAGGAGCGCGCGGCGCCTTGCGGCGCGCCAAGGCTTGCGACGCCAGCGACAGACCGGCCGACAGCGCCGTGTTGATCAGGAAGGAGCCGAGCTTCGTTGCGGCGGCCGCCTTGAACGCGCCCGTGACGGCACTGATCGCCGCGCTGATAGGGTCTGCCGCCGCTGGGCTGGCCGATGCCAGCAGCAGCGCAAGGGCAAGCGCCGTGCGCTTCACGGACGGAACACCCGCTGTGCCGCAGTCAGCGGAACCCAGCCCATGCCGTGCTCGCGCAAGACGGCGATCACCTCACCCGCGACGATCCCGAATTGCCCTTCCACAATCGCCACGTCGCCGGGCAGCGCGCGCAGTCGCGGCACCTCGGCCAGATGCGCGGCGGCAAGGCTGGCAAGGTCGGCGTGCCCCTCGCGGGCCAGTCGCTTCCGCCCGGCATACAACGACCGATACCGCCACGGCCGCAGGTCGCGTCCGGTGCTGGCCTCGATCCAGCCCGCAACGAATTGCGCGCAGTCGTGCGAGCCCGCCGCGAACGGCTTGGCCCGGCAGGCGGCCAGATACTCCCGCAACGTCATCGGTTCGGACTCGGGTTGAACACGGCAGGCGGCGGGGGCGCAGCAGGCGCGGCGTTGAAGCGCGCTTCGCCCCACCAAACCGGCACTTCGCCGGAAATGTCGCCGTATTCGCGGAACCGATCATCCGCGTCGCGGCGGCGCATCTCGGCATCGGAACGGGTGAGCGGCAGGGATCGGGTCAACGTCCGCATAGCCGAGGCGATGGACAAAACGACAGTCGCGTTGCGGCCTTCGGTGATGCTGGCCTCGTTGACCCAGCCGCGGAACATCCTGTGAGGTTCGGCAAGGATCACGCCGGACAGCGGGTTGAATAGCCCGCGATGGATTTCGACCGGCGCAAGCCGCGCGTCGTATAGCCGGATCGCGGCGGCGACTGTCTCGTCGATCGGGGACAGGGTGACCTGCTGAAGCCGAACGTCCGTGCCCACCGCCGCGCGGATCGGCTCGATATCCAGCAGGCCGCCGCCGCCCACATAGGTGCGATCAAAGCCGCCGATGGTCACGACGATATCGTCTTCGCCTTCCCAGATGCCGAGGCTTTCCGGGTCGCCCGTGTCGCGGTCCTTGCCGGTGATCCAGATGAACCGCCGGGCCTCGAATGCGGTATCGCCCGCCAGAGCGGCCAGGGTGGTGGCGTCGTAGGTGCGCATTACTTGACCGTCTGGACCCAAGACAGCGTGGCGCCTGACGTGATCAAGCCGTCTCCGGTGCCGGGCTGCACTTCCAAGGGGACCGCCTTGCAAACCGGGCGAACCATCTCTACCGCGCCTCCAACGGCCCCCCCGCGGAGGCGCGGCGTAACCTCAAGCGGGCCGCAGGTGCCGTTTCCCTCAGCCGTGGCACCCGTCACAAGCCGGTGCAGCGCGTAGCGGACGGGGCTGCTGCCGTAGGTCCATCCCAGCATGTCGCCGGGGCTCAGGACGTAGCCCGGCGGGAGGCTGCGGAGGGTCAGGAGCCGGTTGCCGGGGTCCAGGCTGTGCAGTTGCGGCGTGCGTGGCGTGCTCTGCCAAGCGGCGGCGACCGCGCCCAACTCGATCTGCGGCGCCTGCAGCTTCAGCGTGAAGTCAACCGCCCCCGTGATACTTCCGACGAGAACCTGGCTTTGCACAGTTGCGACAGAGCCAGCCGGGATCGTCCATGTGCGGGTGCGGCGCAGCAGCGTGGCCGCGGTCGGCGCGAAATCGGCGAGCGAGTTTGCAAGGCTGGTGCCGCCCGAATTGAAGCTCACCATGCGGATGTTGAGGGCGCCGACATTGGTGAGGTCACCACCGACAACCTGCGCCCAATAGCTCAGCGTCCATTGCTGCCCCGCCGCAGCAGGCGTGCATGCGTCAGTGCAGAGAGCCAGAAAGATGTTGGCTGACGGCGTGCCGGTGAAGCGAATACGGATGGTCGGCCGGTCGTCCTCCGGCGTGATGGAGACAACCTCGGCCGTCGCGCTGCCAAGCCCCGTCATGGCCCAGCCTGTCGGCAGCGCCCCGCCAGAGCCGATGACACCCAGCGCCGCCCCATTGCCTAGGCTGTTAGGCAAGCCGTTCCGGGCTGGCTCGTTAAGCACCGCGCCGCCGGGGTCCATGCGCGGGCCACGGTAACGCGTGTCTGTCACCAAAAAGCTCGCGCCCGGCCGAGACAGCAGCGCAAGCAGGGCTTCGACGGCGCTGGCGTCTTCGTTGTAGGCGGGCACCGCCGCCATACGCCCACGCCAAAGGCCGGGGCCGATGCTTGCGCGCAAGACCTGCCCGCCTGCCGTGCGGCTCACCTCGGCAGGCTCTTCGGGAAACATGCTCACATTGCTGTGGCGCATCAGATCCACGAAGCCCGACAACGGCAGCGGGAAGGCAAGCTCGCTCATCCGATGCGCCCCGGATCGGCGGCGATGCGCGCGGCGGTTGCCGGCGCGACAAGACGGTCATAAGCGGCGAGCCCGTCCTGCACCGTCTGGACGGCAATGCCCCGCATGTCGCCCTGCATCTGCGCCACGAGGCCGGGCGCCAGGCTGATTGTCACCGTTCCGCCCGCGCCATTCGGGACAATCTGCCCATTGCCGCGCGGCACGAACAATTCAGGCCCGCGCTCGCCCACGACATAGGCGCGGCCCGCGCTCACCGGACCCCCGTCCGCTCGAAACCCGTCGAAAATGCCGCTCAGGACCCCGCCGTCGCCAAACAGCGCGCGCGCGGCACGCTGAGCAAACATCTTACGAAGATCATCGGCAAGCGCCCGGATCGCGTCGCGCGGCTTGGCCGTCCCGGCGACGATGTCGGCAAAGGCACTTTCAAAGCTGCTGCTCATGGTGTCGGCGACGCCCGCCATGGCATCGGCCGGGCCGGCGATGTTGTCTTCAATCCCGATCTGCAGGCCCTGCATCAGATTCGCGCCGATCTCGCGGAACACGCGCGATGGCGACTCGATCCCAAGCGGGCCGCGCATCCAGTTCGGGATCGCGTCGCGGGCAAGCTGCACCATCACATCCCGCAGCTCGCCGATCTTCTCCCGAATACCGACGATCAGCCCGTCGATGATGTCGCGCCCGATCTGAATGAACATCGCAGGCAGGCCGCGCACCCACTCGACCCATTCCAAGAACTTCGCGCGGATCGCCTCGACTGCGCCAACAACCGCCATTTCGGCGCTTTCCTTGAACGCCCAGAAGCCGTCGACCAGCGTGTTGACAGCATCAAGCCCGCGGTCCTTCAAGTCCACCAAGTGCGGCCACAGCGCGACAGTTGCCGCGGTCAGCGCCGCAAGGCCGGCGACCACAGCAAGAACCGGCGCGGACAATGCCGACATTGCCGTTACGAGAAGCCCGGCCGCAACAAGGATCGGCCCGAGAACAACAGTCAGCCCGCCCATAACGCCCAAAAATCGTTGCGCCTCTGGCGACAGATCACGGAACACTGATGCGACCGCGATCAACGCTTCTGAAATCTGCTCAAGCACAGGCGCAAGCTGCGCCGACATCTGGCGCCAAATGCCCGTAACCGTCCGCTGCAACCGCGTCAGATTGTCATTGAACTGTTGGGCGGCAATCGCCAGATCCTGGGAAATGGTAAGGCCCAGCGCGCCCGCCTCTTGCATCATCGCCCGCAGCGCGTCGGCGCCACCCACCAGAAGCGGCAGCATGTCACCGCCGCTGCGCCCCATGAGTTCCATCGCCAGCGCGGTGCGCTCTGCCCCTTCCGGCATTCCGGCGAGCACGTCCGCCAAGTCAGCGAGGACAGCCTCGGTCGGCCGCATTACCCCCTCGGCGTCACGCAGCGCGATCCCGATGGCGGCGAAGCCTTCCGCGTTATCGACCATGTTCCGCGACAGACCGCGCAAGCCGACTTCAAGCTGAGACATGCTCACGGCCGACAGTTCGGCGGCAAACTGAAGCTGCGAAAGCGCCTCGACAGGCACACCGATCCGCGCGCTTGCCTTGGCCAACTCGTCGGCCGCGTTCAACTGCCCCCGGATCGCCAGAGCAACGCCCGTCCCAACCGCCGTGACTGCAGCGCCAATGACTTGCATCTGCTTGCCGAAAGCCGCCATGCGGCCTTGCGCCTGCTGCAGCCCTTGGGCGAATTGCGCCGAGTCAAGGCTGAGGTTGACCCGAAGCGCGCCGATTGTTGCTTGTGCCATCAGCGCCCCCGTTCCATCGCGCGCCGCACGCGCTCCCATGCGGCGATGCAATCCGCCAGACCGCGCCGCCGGATGCCTGCGAACTCGTCATGTTTCGGCGGTTGCTTCATGTGCGGCAGCATGGCGCCCCACCAGACCAGCGATCGTTGCATGCGCATTCGATCCGCTGCGCCGTCCATCTCAACCGCTATCTGACGGGGCGTCAGTTCCCAGAACCGCGCACCGTCAAGGCCCATGCCGACCCAAGCGCGCAAAAGGGGTTCTAGGTCTATGCCGCCCGACGCCCCGCCGACTTTCCCGGCTTCGGCGGCGGGAATGCCGCATTGAGCACCCGCACAGCGAGGTCCATGTCAGCCGTCAACATGTCGTCCGCCAGCTCCTGCGCCTCATCATGCGGCATGCGTTCGCCCTTCCGCAGCGCCTCGCGGATGATGCCGACCATAGGCAGCATGAGCACGCTTTCCTTGGCCGTGCCGTCCAGCAAGCCACCGAGGCTTGAACCGAACTCCTCCTGAAGCCGGCCAAGGCCAAGCGCAGTAAAGCGCAGCGTGTAAGTCCTGCCGCCGTGCTCGGCTCGGACCTCGCCGGTGATCGCCGCCATTACGGGATCACCCGCGAGTTGGTCACGGTGTTGAACATCTTGAAGTTGACGTTTGCCATGGCGATGCCGCCGGCCGATCCGGTCGGGATGAAGCTGTTGACATAGCCGCGGAATGTCAGCCGGTAGCTGGTGCCGTCAGGGTCAACATTGAACTCAAATTGCACGATTTCCCGCGTTCCCGCCCGCGTGAGGTCCGACAGCGTTTTCAGCAGGTCGTCGCCGGCATCGCCCCAGAGCTGCTTTTCCTGAGACCAGTCAGCCACCGGGAGATAACCGGGGATGGTCTCGCGCGCCCGTCCAGGCGACTGCATGTGCGTCGCGTCGATGTCCTCGGGCACCTGATCGGGGAACGGCAGATCGGTGAAACCGAAAATCTGCGTCCATGTGGTTGTCGGCGTTTCATCGACGATAGTCGTGCGACCGATCCAGAGTTCCCAGTTGTGGGCGATGTCGCCCCCGAAGGCGGTTTCCGGCATCTCATGCCCTCCAGTGTGTCAGAAAATCGAGGCTGACCCGGAACGGGCGATCCGCCTCATTGCTGCCGCCCTCGCGGCCGTCTCTGATCGCAACGCTTTCGATCAGCCGAAACCCGCCGCCGCGGTGCCCGTTTAGGACGGTCAACACAACGCGGGAAAGCACCTTTGCCGCTGCATAGCTGGCTGCGTAACAATCCACCTGCATACGCGAAGACAGCAAGCCGTTCGGACCCTGCAACGTCATGGTTTCGGCGCCGCCGACGACGTTGAGAACCAGCGCGGGAAGCGGCTGCCCCTGCGTCCGCTCGCCAAAACCAACGCGCCCGGCACAAAGCGCGACGATGTCGGCATCCGCCAACAACAGAGCCCGGAATTCCTCTTCCATCAGCGGGCCGCCATCCTTGCGGCCTTCCGCTCCGCTCGCGCCACGGCAGCCCGGATTTCCTCAGCCAGAGTCAACTGAACACGCTGCAGCAAAGGGCCGCGGCCTTGATCCCAGGCGGGCCGCATGTAACTGCGCGGCTGGTGTCGTGCAGAGCCGAACTCCATGACAATGCGCTTGATCGCATCGGCCTTTGTCTTTGCTTGCGCCGGCCCCATGAACAACTCGACAAACGCCGGTGCGCCCTCCGCTTTTGCGGCCCGGCGGGCATCACGCATCGCGGCGACTGCAGCTTCACGGCCGAGGCCGGCCCGCATCGCTGCCGCAAACTCGGCCTTCCCAACCTTTGTGCCGCTCGCCTTGGCGCTAACACTGATGCTGTCGCGCAATTCTCCTTCGTCCACAGGGGCAAGTGACCGCGCAAGTTCGGCCATCGGTTGCAGCCCACGCACGCCAGCGCGCCGAAGTGCGCCACGCCCGGCGCCCTTGGACAGATCGGCAAGCGCAGCATCAAGATCGCGCAACCCCTCGACACGCATTGTCATGGCCATGCGTCAGCCCTCGCCGCTGCGGTAATCTCTAGGAAGGCCCGCCGGCCACCGGTTTCCTTGATGCCGCTGATGTCGTAAGACAATCCGTCGCATGTCAGCCTGTCGCGCGGGGTCAGTGCCGCCGTGAAGGGCGACCACCGCACCGTCCAGCGCGTCGTGATGTGCGCCGCAATTTCGCCAGCTCGCCAGCGCTCTCCGTCGCTCACGTCCTGCCGCGCCGCCCAAACCGGCTCGCCCAGCGGCGCCCATGTTTCCGCCTGTCCGAAACCGTTGTCCGTCAACGTGGCGCGGTGGAACTGCACCCGCCGGTCCAGCGCGCCGGCCTTCATACCCGTTGCCGCCTCGCAATAGACACCAGCGCCATGGCGCCGGGCGACAGCTCGCTTGCGCCGGCCCGGTCATCCGCCCAGGCCGCGACCTGAAGCACCACCGCCTGCCGAACCGTCCTGCGCGCGCTCTCCGGCATGGCACAGACATAATCGACGCGCACAAGGTCCGTATCCGGCCCTTCGGCCTCGACATAGGCGCCCAACGCATCCGCGCCCAATGACGCCTCGATCGGCTGCATTTCTCCCTCAGCGTCGCGGTAGGTCACCGCCACCGACTGCACATCCGGCAGAGCCAGGCGCAGCGTTCCCCAGCCGTCGAACTGCTGCCGCCATGTCTGCGGCATGATCGCCCGACCAAGGATGCCGCCCCAGCCGTCCAGCATCGACACGGCAGCGTCTATGTAATTCTGGACAAGATCGTCTTCGTGGTGGTCGTCAATGCGCGCCTGCCGGCGGGCCTCGTCAACGGTGACAAGGGCGGCGGTCGGCGGGGCGACGAGGGTAGGCGTCACTTTGACTTTCCCTTCGGCCGGGCCTCGTCAAGTGCACCGAGAGCCCGCGCGGCGCCCTCGAGTTCTGGCGGACACTCCTCCCCTGCCGGTATCTCGCGCGGGTAGACGTCCCCAGCGGGGACGCCAAAGACCGGTTTCTTTAGCTTGGGCATACCCACCTCCGTGTCGGCTCTGGGAAGGGGGCGGCACCCCGCCCCCTCTGACGGAACCGACTCAGGTGGCCGCGATCTTCAGCAGCTTGATCGCATTGCTGTCCTTCACCTTGCCGCCCACCCGCTTGCGGATGATGTAACGGACATACCCGGGCTTCGTGACCTCGTCCCGGACGATCGACATGCCCACGCGGTCGGCGATCAGGTAGCCGCGGGAGAAGTCCCCGAACGCGATCGGGAAGGCATTTGCGGCGATGGCCGGCATGTCTTCGGCGATGAGCACCGGGTAACCGTGAACCGTTGCCGGAACACCAGCGGCGACCGAGTTCTGCAGGAGCGGCCGGCCTTCGCCGTCGACGATCTTGGCATGCGCCGCCATCGTCGCCGAGTTCATCACCCACCGCGCGTTGCCGCGATAGCCGGCCTTCAGGCCGTAAGCGACATCCAGCAGGTTCGAGAAGGGGTTGGCGGCCAGAGCTGCCGCCTGCCCGGTCGGGACATACTGCAGCACCCCGAAGGCGCGCGACGCATCCGCCGTGGCGACGGGGACACCAGCGAGAAAGCCGGTGGGCTTGTTCGTCCCGTTGCCCGACACGAAGGCGGCCCCTTCACCGATGGCGAATTGCTCCACCGCGGACCCGGCCAGCCAGGTTTCGACGTTGAAGAACAGATCCTCCAGCGACTCGACCGTGGCCTCGGGCTTGGCGACGATGCTGCCGAAGCTCGGCGCGCATTCCCCGAGGTTCGGCGTGTTCGTCTGGTTGCGCGTGTCCGTCTCCCCGACCCACTCGAAGCCGAAGCCGTTGAGGTCCACGAGCTCCTTGTAGTCCGGTGTCCCCACCTGCACGACACGCGCCACCTGACGGATCGGCGACATGTCCTGCACCTGCTTGGCGATGTCGCGGGCGATCTCCTCGGGCAGCGCATACCCGCCAGAGCCGGCCGTCGAGGTCCGCACATCCGTCGCCTTGCGGCTCAGTTCGTGCAGCTTCTGCTGAGCCGACGGGTTGTGCGGATCGCGAATGAACGCGACGAAGGCGTCCTTGTATTCGTCCGCATCCTTCGTGCTCAGCCCCGCGCCCGGGCGGTTCGCCTTGGTCTCCACTTCGGCCAGTCGGCGCTCGATGGCCTGCATGGCCATTTCCGCATCCTGCTTCGCCTTCAGCGTGGCCGCAAGGTCGGCCTCCATGCGGGCCAGCTTCTCCTTCTCCACCGCATCCTCGGCCGACTTCTTGTCGAAATCGGCACGGATGGCGGCGATCGCCTTGTTGCCCTCTTCGATGAGGGGTTTCAGTTCTTCCAGAGCCATGACCATTCTCCTTGCATGGCGTTAGAGGGAAAGACGGGCCTTCAACAGCGCCGCCACTTCGTCCGCGCCATCGCCGCCAGCGTCCTGCATGGCCTTGACCGCGTTGTAGCCCCCGGCCATGAGCTCACGGGCCACGGAACGGGACAGCCCAGCGTCCTGCATGAGCAGCCGTTCCATCTCTCGGCGCGTCATGTCGGCGGCCTTCACCGCGTCGACCCGCGCCATTTCGTTCATCGGGAAAGTGACCACCGACACTTCCCAGAGATCCGCCTCCATGATCACCCGGCGGCCATTGCGATCCATCGACCGGACCGTGCGATACCCGATGCTCAGCCCGTCCATCGCTCCTGCCTTGATCAGCTCGTATGCCTCAGCGCCCGCCGGAACCTTGGTCAGCAGCCGCCCCTTGACCCGCAGCCCCTTGGCATCCTCACTCAGATCATCCCAGACGCCGATGACGCGGCCGGGGTCGTGCTGCATCAGCATCTTGACCTTGCGACCACTGCCCAGCGACGCCGTGAAGGCGCCGCGGGCCACGATGTCGCCGCCCCGGTCCACTTCCTCGAACACAGAGCCGTATCCCTCGATGTGGCCCGCCTCGTCGGCTTTCCAGTCAAGCCCGAGGAATTTCGTTTCCATCGCCGCCTCCATCGGTGGACATCGCGCCGCGCGACACCGTGTCGGCCCACGCATCCGAGATCGGGTTGAGGCCGACCTCGGCCCGGATTTCGTTAACCGTCATCCATGCTGGTTGGCCGCCGGCCCCGAGCGCTTTCGTGTAGTATTCGGCCTGGTCCTTGAAATCCCCGCGCATCAAGTTGCGCTCGTCGAGATCGACCTTCAGGCCGGTCGCATTCCCGAGAATATCCCGAGTTGCCGCCTGCTCAAAACGCTCGATCCACGGGCCCAGAGTGTGGATCACATGCGTGCGGAACATCTGCTCGGCGCTGGCGTAGGTCGCCGCCTTGTCCGCCTGCATCAGCATGATCGGCTGGACGCGAAATGCCCGCGCGATTTCCTCCACCTGAAGGCGGCGCGTTTCGATATATTGTGCGTCCACAGACGTCATCGTCATGCTGTGGAACTTCGCCTCGCCGTCCAGAATGGCGATGCCGCCGTCCCCGCCCGGCCCAAATCTGGCATGCCATGTCTCGCGCAACTTCTCCATCGTCTCAGGCGCGAGGCGATTGGCGAAAGACAGGACGCCTGACGGCTTGCCGCCGTTGCCCGCCAGTTTTGCTTGCTGCCGCTCCAGCGCGAGCGACAGGCCGATAGCCTCGCGCGCCTGCCGCACGGCCGGCAACGCCTGAAATCCATCAAGGCTTGGCCCGCGCAGGTAGAACACCTGCGACAGGTCGAACTCGCCATGCGTCTTGTCCGCATAGTGAACGCGAATCCGAAGAGACCAGTCCGCCTTCTGCTCTACCGTCCATGACGCCGCGGGAACCGGGAGCAGCTCGCGGACCTGCCCGTCTACCACGTTCTTGATGGCTATGGCGCCACGCCCCAGCGCCGCGTTGAATACCATGCCCTCGCGGAACTCGTAGCTTGTCTGCCACGAGTTCGGGCGAACCGCGAGCAGATGGTGCGCCCAATGTTCGCGCTGCACGTCGAGACGCGGCAACGCGCCGCCTCCGTATCGTTCCGCCACCACGCGCACCGGCATCTGCGCGATGCCTTCCGAGATCACCCGCGCCGCGCAGAATACTGCCGGGACATCGACGGCACTCCACTCTGTCACCGACGACCCGGCCGCAGACCCCCAGCCGATCCAGCCGGCGACCCGCGCGAGTTGGTCGACCGTGTAGGTGCCGCTCTTGCGGAACAGGCCAAACATCAGAGGATCAACAACTCGCGGCTGTCGAGATAAGACCCTGGGCCGCCCGGCTCATACGCCCCCGCCGCGCTCATCGCCATTACAAGAGCAACCATGCCGTCAATCCTTCCCGCGCTCTTGGCCTTGGACAGCTTGCGGTTGCCCGCCGGGTCCGCCTGCACCGTCGCGTTGCGCGCGCACATCTCGAGGACCGGATGCCCGCCGTGGGCAATCCGCTTGTTCAGAAGCGCGCTTTCCAGATCCCGCAGGGCCGGGCTCATGCTCTGGAAACCCTGTCCCATCGCCTCGAAAAGCGCGCCGTCGCCGTCAAGCTGGCCCTCTTCAAATCCAGCTTTCGCCAGCCAAGGCTTGAAGTGCCGCCAGTTCCATCGGTCGAAAGCTATCCGCCGAACGTCCAGCCGGTCGCACAGCGCGGCGACGTGCTCGGCAACGTATCCGTAATCCACCGTCCTGCCGGGCGTCGGCACAAGCCAGCCCTCGCGCGCCCACAGATCGTAAGGCACTCGGTCGGCGCGCGCCTTCTCCGCAAGCCCATCGCCCGGCAGCCAGAAGGTCGGCTTGACGTGCCAGACATCACCGACCGGTGCCACCAGCACCAGCGCAGTCAGGTCGGCCGTTTCCGACAGGTCCAGGGCGCCGAACACCGGCAGCCCGGCGAAGTCCTCCACCACTGGCCCGGCGCATTCCGCCCAAACCGTCCGCGAGACGAACGGCGCGTTCATGTCAACGCGCTGGTTCAGAATCAGGTTGCGATACTCGGCCTCGCGGCTCGGCATCCGCCGCGCGTCCTCGGCCATCGCCAACGTCTCGACCGCGTTCTGGAAGTCCCCGAAAGCCGGGTTCGCCGCCCGGATCGCTTCCTCGCTGAACGGGTCCATCGTCTCCGGCGCGGTGTAGAGGCTCACCACCACGCGCGGGTCTGCACCGCTCAGGCCGTCCTCGATCAGCAGCGACAACAGGTCCGCATCGGTCGGCGCCTGCGTGCTGATCACGATGGACAGCGGCGACTCCTGCGCGCCAGTCGCCGTCTCCAGCGCCTCGTAAAGCTCCGACCGCGGCCCCTTCACCTGACCCAGCTCGTCATGCACGATCAGGACCGGCGAAAGCCCGTAGGCCGTGGACGCTTCCGCCGACAGCGCCTTGTAGAAAGTCCCCAACTCAGCGCAGGCCAATTCCTTGGCCGTGTCGCGCACCGTCACCACGCCCAGCAGGTCGGGCGACATGCGCACCACCTTGGCCGCGAGGCTGAACAGGATCGCCGCTTGGTCGCGGGACTGCGCCGCGCTGTAGATGCTGCTGTTCGCCCGCGCCTCCGGGCCGCACAGATGCAGCAGCAGGATGAACGCCGATAGCGCCGTCTTGCCGTTCTTGCGCCCGAAACTCAGGATCGCGCGCCGCGTCCCGGCCGGGTTGTCGTATATCCGAAGCAGCTCGCGCCGCTGCCAATCGCGCAGGCGAACCGGCTTGCCCACGTCGCGCCCTTCAGGCACCCGGCAGTATTCCTCGATCCACGCGCAGTTGCGCGCGCCGCGGGTCACTCCCAAGGCCGCTTGGCCGTCTGCCGCCGCGACTTCTCGCCGCCGGCACCGCGCGCCGAATAGCTCGCTTGCTGGCTCAGACGCATGGCCGCCGCCATGGCCTTCAACGATGCCGTCTGCCGCGCCTGCATCTGCTGGAGCTTGTCCAACGCCGCAATGTCCACCTCATCCCGCGCGCACTCGGCATCATGCAACTGCGACACCCGCCGAGCCTGCACCACATGCCGACACCACTGCGTCAGCAACGGCCAGGTTTCCGCCGGGAACCAGTCCGCCGGCATCGCCTCGACAGTCTGCGTCCACACGTCGCTTTCCTCGGGCGTCAGGTCCAGGGGCGCGGCCGGCCGGCGAACCGTCTGCGTCGGCGCGGCAACGGCCAACGCCGCCGCGCTTACCCTCCCGCGTGTGCCCATGGGTCCAGAACCTTGCCGTTTATGAAATGCGAGTGAGCGCGCCGGTCTCCGGGTTCAGGCATGCAGACTTTCACATACCCCCCCGGCTACCAGATCACCCGGCCGTCAGGGGTGAACTGAAGCGGAGCCTTGCCGCCCTTCTCCAGACGCTGCTTTGTGCTGTCGTGGCACCGCTTGCACAGCGGCTGCCAGTTGGCGGGGTCCCAGAACAGCGCGGCGTCGCCCTTGTGCGGCGTGATGTGATCAACCACGGTGGCCGCGACTGTCAGGCCCGCTGCTTCACACATCGCGCAGAGCGGGCGGCGGGCAAGGAAGGCGGCGCGAGCCTTGCCCCATCTGCGGCCGTAGAGGCGGGGGCTATTCGCTTCCCCGTGCTTCCTCGACAAACCGTTCAAGCACCGCCTCCAGCTTCGCAAACTGCATGCGCTCGCGTGTGTCCTTGAGCCTATCCATGACGGATGCGAAGTCGCCTGCCGCATCGGGCAGCGCCATGCCGATGCCCTGAGCCATGCCCATGATGTAGGTCTGCACAGCGCGCCCTATCAGGCCCATGTCGCCGCCGCTCCAAAATTGCGCGGCCTCAATGCAGGTCATGTCCATGGCGGCTCCTTGCGGTTGTGCCCGCGTATCTCGCCGCTGTCCCTCGCGCAACAGAAAACCCGCGCCGGTGTTCCGGTCGCGGGCTCTCCATGGTGCCGAATCATGCATGTTTCGATCCGCATGTCAAGCCCTCACATGCGCAGCGCGTTAGCCAGCCGCTCCAGCGCCTCGGCCAGATGCTCCTTGCCGCGGGCGACGCCATGCCCCTGATACTGCGGCAGGCGCGAGACAGGGCGGCCGAGGCAGGCGACGATGTAGAGCAGCAGGCCGTCGCGGGCCTCGACCTTGCGGGCCACCCCGATATATCGGGACAGCGCGTCGATTGCGATTGTCACCGCGCGGCCGGGATCGGGGGATTTGTCCACCCGCGGTTGTGTCAGGTCCAGCACCGGCCCCATCTCGGTGCGGAGCCATGCCTCGCGCAACACCTTGCCGGCGTCGTGCTGGCGTTGGCTGATGATGCCCCGGTTGTGGTAGCTTTCCAGCATGTCGATCCGCCTCGCGCGCTTTTCGCCGTTGGGGCTGTCCTTGACCGGCTCGACAACCAGGTTGAGCCGGTTTGCCGGGCCGCTGGCGCCGAGGTCGCGCGGTGCGGGGGCGAGGGTCACGGCGGCAGCTGGCAGCACCTTGCGGCCTTGCTTGCCTGTGCGGCGGGCTTTGCGGGGCATGTGTCCTCCGTCAGGCATCCTTGGCGCCCTGCGGCGTCAGGCGGTAGCGGTGCGGCTCGCCGGGCAGCGTGGGCAGCCGCACGGCCAAGCCCATTTCGGCAAGATTGCGCATCTGCTCCAGGGCAGCCGGGCGGCCCGCGTCGATGGCTGCGGCCATTTCTTCGCTGCTCCAAGCGTAATCCGGGCTGCGGCGCATCACGTGCACGGCTCGGGGCAACTCGGCCGCTGCCGGGCGCTTGAAGCCGGGAGCGCGACCCGGCGGCTTTCTTGCGGGGCTGGCCGGCAGGGCGGGGAAATGGCCCTCAGAGCGGCACAGGGCGGCCCAAGCCGCGGCGTAGGCGTCCTCGGCGGTCACGGCTGCACCTCGCCCTCGCACTTCATGGTCGGCATCGAGCCATCGAGTTGCGCGCCGTCCTTGGCGTCTGGCGGCGCGTTGTGCCACTCGCACTTGTCCGCCCCTCGCGGCTCGTGCCCGAAGCTGCCGTCGATGAAGCCTCCAAGAATACGACGCCCAAACCTGCCGCCCCAGAAGTGGCATAGCCCCCAATCGCGATCAGCCGCGCGGAAATTGTTACTACGCTCCCACCAACGGCACGACTTACAGCGCCCCCCCTTCACGGCTGCACCTCTGAGCTGATCACGTCGAAAAAACCGCGGCCGTCTGCGCGTAGGACAAGGCGGAGCTCGCGGCCGTCTTCGTATGGCACCGGGGAGTTGAGGCTAAGCGTCCGAATGGTGCGCTTGCGCGGCTGCTTGGGCCGGCGGCGGAAGAGCTCATTGATGCCGCCTTCGGTGCGCAGCCATTCGGCCAAGTCGGCCGGGGCGATCTGGCGCTTTGCGGCCTCGCGCATCGCCGCGGTGTAGCGCCACGCCGCGGCGCGCGTCTTTTCGCCGTCTTCGAAGACCAACCGGCCCACGACGAGGTAGACATCGGCGCCGCGCTCGAAGTAGCGACGGCTTTCGGCCTTGCCGATGTGCTGCGCCATGAGGTTGGGCAAGAGCCCGTCGCGCTCGACTTCTTCGCAGAGGGCGAGGCAATCGGCCAGCAGGCCGTATAGGGCCACGTCCTTGCGGCGCTGGCTTGCGAAAAAGCCGGCGCGGCGGCGCAGCGCTGCCATGCGCTCGGAAAGGGTGGCGTTGATGGGGGCCAGGGCGTTCACGGCTGCACCTCCCCGCCGAGGGCCAGATACCCGCAAGCGTCCTTTCGCGAGTCCTCGTGCCCCGGCTGATGCGCCAGCCGGGCGAGCTTCAGCAGCGCGAGGCAGTCGCACACCTGCGCCGCCGTGACCGGGTGGCCGAGGTAGGCGGCCCACATCGCAGCGACGCGGGCGAAGTTCTGCGCGGGCGGCCCGTAGTCGGCTTCGCGCGGGCCGGTTATCAGCGCTTCGGCTTCGCGCAGGATGCGGGCGCGGGGCGGGGTGGCCGTATGCACGCCGCACCGGGTAGACATGTCGCACGTGTCGGGCGTCTCGCACAGGGCGCAGCGGGTGAAGGGGGCGGGGGTCACAGGAAATCCTCCAGCGAATCGTCGGCGATGGTCGCCGGGGTGCGATTGACGGCGGTGATCTGCGCCTCCGGGAACGCGGCCAGCGCGGCGGCAACGGCGGGCAGTTCCTCCATCCGCGCGACCAGGGCGGCGGCGACCTCCTGCATGGAATACAGCACGAGGTCGGGCCGCTTGCGTTTCGCCGCCTGCCATTTGGCGCCGTCCGCGAAGATGCCGAATTTCAGCCCGTTGTATTCGTATTCCCATATTGCCGGGTCTGCGGGAATTGCGCCGCGCTTTTCGGCTTCGGCGTCCATCACGGCCAGCCCGCGAATGCCGACCTCTGCCCATGCGCGGACGCTTTCGGGATCGCTCGTTTCGATTGCGTCATTCAGGGACGCGAGCGTCTTTCCCCATTTGGCGGCGGTCTCGGTGCTGACCAACTCGGGCAGTCGGTCGATGCCCCATCGGTTATCGGCATCCCTCGCCGCCCGGTCGAAAGGGGCCAGTGCGTAATCGCAGGCGATATCGGCGGCCGAGAGCGTGGGGTTGAGCAGCCGGTCGGCGGCGTGGCCGCGGCGGCGGGGGCGCTGGGGGGCGGTCATGCTTTTCTCCATGCCTGGGGCTGCCGCGTCGGGTTCGCGTCGGCTTGTCGGGTTCCTATAGAGAAACCCGACAAACCCGACAGACACGCCGCTGTCGGGTTTGATAAACCCGACGCAAACCCGACAAACCCGACAGAGCGTGTCATGCTGTTGATTTTCATCAGTTTACCTTTCTGTCGGTGCGCCAGACCAAACCCGACGCCAGCACAAAAGGCCCGTTTGGGCCGAGGAGGCTATCAAAGGCGGTCAGGAAGGCGCTGCGGGTGTTTTTTGCGACCAGACGGCCCTCGCAGGCGGCCCTGAAGTCGTCCATCTGGACCGCCTTGAAGTGCCCCGGCTCGGCCATCCCGAGCCCGCCGGGGTTGGGCCTCCACATGCCTTCGCCGAGCATCTGGTCAAAGGTTTCAAGCAGTGCTTTCTGGTTTTTGCCCGGCTTCTTTTTCGCCGCCACGAATTCCTCGGCTTCCGCCTCGACCACGACGCAGCTTGTTACGTCGTCGCCGTCCTGATCTATTCCCAGCGTTACGGATTGCAGGGCAAATGCGAAAACTTCGCCGCCCTGATAATCGCGCTGTTTGGTAATCAGTGCCGCGCGGCTGTCGCCCTCGACCTGCACCTCTATTTCGGTGTCCGTCGCGGCGCGCAATGAACTGTGGCCGCGGGCGCCCTTGGCGGCATCCTTGCCCGTGTGGTGGACAAGCATGATGTGCGCGCCGGTCGCCTCGCGGATCGTGTCCATGTTCTTGATCAAGGCCGTCATGTCGGCGGGCGCGTTCTCGTCGCCGCCGGCCATGACGCGGGACAGTGTGTCGATGACGATCAGCAGCGGGGCGCCCGGTGCGCGCTCCTGCACCTCTCGTGCGAGCGTGTAGATGTGCTGGAGGTCTGCCTCGCTGCGGAGCAGGTCGAAGCCGGCGCGGCGCAGGGCGAAGGGGATGCCACGCGCGCCCGTGTGGCGCTTCAGGGCGGCGATGCGATTGGCCACGCCCCGCCCGCCCTCGGCCGCCAGATAGAGCACTGCGGCCTGTGTGACGCGCCGCCCGCGCCATGGCAGGCCGGCGGCAAGATGGAACGCGATGTCCATCGCCTTGAAGGTCTTGCCGCTGTTGCTCGGGCCGTAGATTACCGACATGGCGCCAGCGGCGAGCATGTCCTTGACCAAGTAGGCGTCGGACAGGCTCGGCTCGATGTCGTCAAACCACTCCAGCGCGCTCGCCTGCGTGGCCGCCTGCGCCGTCTCTGGCGCGGCTCCTGTGGTCGTGTAGTCGGCCCCGGTGTCGATCCGCAGCGGCTGCGGTTCCGGCCTGTGCCGCCGCGCCATGTCGGACAGATCGGCGCCGTTCTGCTTGGCCAGATGGAACACCGACTTGTAGCTGACGCCGCGGCCGACCTCGAAGCTGCGCCACTTGGTCTCGACCTCGCGCGCGTTGTATCGTCTGTCTGCGCTTGACCAGTCCTTGGCGGCGTCCAGCCCGCGGGCGCTGCCGCCGAAGAAGTCATGGATTGCCATGAGCCCGCTCAACCATCCGGCATCATGGCCGAGGTCTGCGGGCACATGGGACAGCGCCTCCAGGAAGTGCGCCTCTGTCGGCCGCTCGTCCGTTGCGATGCCGGCGGGCGCGCTGCGCCATTCACCGATGTCGATGACGGCCGCGGGCGCCTTGTCGCCCCACTGGCGCAGCCGGTCGGCGCACCAGTCGCGATAGTCCTCGGCGGCGTCGCGCTCCAGCGCCGGCAGGTCGGCTTGCGGCGTCGCCCACAACTCGCCGCGCGGCCAGCGGTAGGGCTGCCCTGTGGCGGGGTGTGGGCCGTAGGCGACGAACTGGCGGGTGACGGTGCGCACGTCCACCTGCCCCGTCAGGTCGCCGCGTGTGGCCTTCTGCGTCTGGTGGATGCGCCAGCCGGGCGCGTCGAGGCGCATGACAAGCATTGTCTTGGGCGCCTCGCCGATGCGCTCCAGCGCGCCGGGAAAGCGGCGGAAGCCCTCGGCGGCGATCTCGTTGGCGAGGTCGGGGTCGTAGACGTCGATGTCGAAGCAGGCGACGTTGATATGCAGCAGGCCGACCAGCGACAGGGGCGTGAAGTATGAAGGCACGTCCTCGGCGGTCAGGCGCAGGTTCTGCCAGCCCGAGATCGTCGGGTACTTGTTGCCCCGGTCGATCGGTACGGGGTGGTAGCCTAGGCCGATCAGGCGGGCGGCGAGGTCTGGAATGGATTGCGGGCGCGTCAGTTGCAGCTGCGGCATCATCAATTCCGGCCTCGGCTGTGTGGGGGTCATGTTTGCCGCGCCCCCGTAGGGACGCGGCGTGTTCAGCGCGGGGAGGTCAGAATTCGGCCCCCGCAGGCACCGGCGCGGCGGTCTGTGCCGGCTGCGGCGTGGGCGCTGCGGTGGGCGCGGGCTCGGTCGCGATCCGCGCGGCGTCCGGCTTCAGGCAATCGGGGCGGGGCACCCACTTGACGACCTCAAGGACCGGAATGACGGTCGAGCCGCGCTTGTACTGCTCCAGCTTCGATCCCGTCAGCTTGACGAGAGGCAGCATGTCGCCGGCCGGGGCCTGCTGCAACGCGGGCACCAGCGCGACAAAGGCATTCCAGGCGGCAGCGCCGGCCTGCTCCCATGTCGCGGTCTTGCCCATGCCGATGGCGCACGGGATCGAGAAGCCCTTCTTGTAGTCGTCGCCGGGCGCGGGCTTGAAGGCGGCGATGGTGTCATTCCAGCGCCAGTCCGGCGCCTGCCCGGCGACGCCCTCGCTGCGCTGCCACCCGGTTTTCATGGCGTGGATGTCGAGCACCACGCCATTTTCGGAGAAGCCGCCGAAGGGCTGCTTGTCGCTGCCTTCGCGCAGGTAGAACGACTTGGCGGGGATGGTCCCGTCGAGGGTGCCGCGGGCGCTCCACGCGATCCACGGGCCTTGCGAGCCATCGCCGCCGCCGGTGTCAAAAGAAAAAGTCATCTGTCTGGTCCTTTCCGGTGTTGCCATTCTGGGCAGGTTGGGGGACCGCTTTCGCGGTCGTAGCCGCTCCGATCATGGAGCGGACCTCGGTCGCCGCAGCGTCGATGCGCTCGGCGTAATGGGGATGCGTGAGCCAGAGAGCGTCTATTGCGAGGCTCTCCGCCGCCATGAAGGCGTCCAGTTCCTTGACCGTGTCGACGGACCATATCTGGCTGATGGTGTGCCGGTGGAACCGCTCGGCGGCGGTATGGTCGCGTGACCAGTCCAGCCGCATGCCGTCATCGACGGCCGAGGATTTGGTCAGCGGGACCGCGAAGACGTTGCCGGTGTCGATTTCAAACATCGGCCGCGCCCGTTTCGATTTCGACCACTACCAAGCCGCTTGGCACCGGCCCTTCGAAGCCATCGGGGAAGCGGCAGCGGAACTCCCGGTCATCGCAGCCCATGGCGTCGGCGATGCCATCGACGGCCGCCTTGAGCATGCCGGGCATGTTCTGCGCGTCGCGGCGACGGTAATTCGGGGGGTAGTAGGTGAAGGTCAGGATCGCCTGCGGATCGCACGGCACGGCGGCCTCTTTGGCGAGCCACGCGCAGGCTTCGCGGTAACGCTTCGTCGCCAGCGCCTTCGCACGCCAGTGCCCTTTGGCGTGGCCGTTCAGCTTGGACGAGGGCCACGGCAGGCGGATTTTCGTCCTAACGCTCACCGCCGCGCCCTCCTGCCCAGCTGCAGCCGCCGCCGTTCAATCTCGGGCTTGACGTGCTGCAGATATCCGCCCTCCGCGGCCGCGGCCTCGATGTCGGAAAGCCACCGCTCGGACGGCGCCGCGCGGATGCTGCGGATCGCGTTCTGCGCCTTGCGCTCCTGATCGTCGGTCATCCCAGCCCCATCGTTTCGCTACAGAAAATCGTGATCACGCCCGTGGTGTTGTCGGGCACGACGAGGACGGGCGGCGCCACCATCCACCCCTCGGGCGCCTCGAGGCTGATCGTGTCGGGTATGCCGCCGGGGCCGAACTCGATCGTCACGGACACGTCCAGCGGGCCGAGGCTCAGCGCAAAGCCCGCATAGGGGCTGCTGTGCGTCAGCGTGTTCCTGAACTCCACCACGGCCGCCGCGGGCGGCTCGGCAGGCCGCAGCGTCACGCTGGACGGGGGGTTGGCGCCCCAGGCGAACACGGCCGCGGCGAGGCCGGCGAGGGCGGGGCAACTCATGCTGCGGCCTCCAGGACAAGCGAGCTCCACTGGTCCGCGATGGCTGCGGCGATCCCGGGGTATGTGCGGCTGCGCTGTTTCCAGCGATCCGGGCTGGGCGATGCCAGATGGCATTCCGCGCGCGCGTCCGTGCCAGTCATGGCGCTGGTCGGCCGCAGCGGCGGCAGGCCGCGCGTCCAGAAGCATGTGCGCTTCTTGGCGGGGTCGCCGAATTGCCACGGCTGGACGGTGAAGGCGTGCGCCGCGCCGACGATCTCGCGGGCGTGCCCGTGCATCACCGGGTTTTCGACGGCCACCAGCGGCGCGTTGGCGTTGAGGCATTCCAGGAAGAACTGCGCCGCGCGCTGCATCTCGGCCCAGCGGCCCGGGCGCTCGTGAAGCCAGCGGACGCCGCTGTTGCACAGGTATGTGCAGGGCGGATGAGCGATCACCATCGCCCACGGCTGGCGCAGAAGCGGCAGCACGTCCCCGACGATGTGCGGGCCGGGCGCTTCGGTCGGCAGCAGGTCGCACGACACCGCGTCGATGCCGCGGGCGCGCAGGGCATCCCGCACCCGGCCCGAATACTCGCAGGCCACTAGGACACGCTTCACCGCCGCGCCCTCCACAGCAGCCCCAGCGCGGCGGCGAGAAGCAGCCCGGGCGCGGGCAGGGGGATGGCGGGGACGGCAGACGCCCGCGGCGCCTCGGTCTGCCAGCGAGGGGTGGACGGCGCTGCCACGACCGCCGCCGCGGGTGTCTCGTATGCCGGTATCACAGCCGGGCACCCCGGCGTCCGCGGCGTCAGGCACGGCGGCCGCGGCTTGGGCACCACCCGCGCCGGCATCGGCGCAAGCAGCGCGCAGTCGATAGGCCGGCCCGCCTTGCCGTCCCAGCAGTCGTCAGCGGCGATCTGCCCCGTGGCGTCGAGCCAGCGGAAGCCGAGCCCGTCAACCCACACGGGCGCCGCGTGGGCAGGGGCGGCGAGCAGCAGCGACAGAGCGGCGGCGCGGATCATCCGACCACCTCCGCGAAGCTCTTCACGCCGTCAATGCGGGCGCGGCGCATCAGCTTCCGCAGTCCGCGATGCTCCATCTGCCGGACGCGCTCTCGCGTGACGCCCAATTCCCGCGCCGCATCCTCCAGAAGCCCACCGGAAAACCGGATCGCCAGCACATCGCGCTGCCGGTCCGTCAGGTCGCAGGACCAGCGCGCAAGCGCCTGCCGCATCATCGCCTGGCGCTCCGGGTCGCTGTCCGCGATGGCGGCAAAGGCGGGCGCGTCCATCTCAACTTCTACCGTTGCCCGCTTCGCCTGCAGCCGGGCGATATGCGACGGCCACAGATCGTCTGCCGGGATGCCCAGCGCCGACACGACAGCCTCGGCCGTGGTGGTGAGGCTGCCGTCTGCGCGAAACGGCTTTGCCCGCATGGTCAGTAGCGCCGACAGGGCGGTCTGATTGATGCCGGTGGCGCGGCACATGTCGGCGCTGCTGCCATACTGCGCCCGGATCGCGCGCAGCAGGCGGGCGTTGCGGACGGTGATTTGCAGGTTGAAGTCGCTCATGGCTCTGCCCTCCGCAGCCGTGGGGCATGCCCGGCGGTCGCGCCGCTCTGCCGCTGGGCGCTCGTGGCGCTCGCGCGGTGGGCATGCCTCAGAGATGCGGAAAGAGCCCCCGCCAGCGCGAGCCGGCGGGGGAGTTGGCGGTCCAGGGAAGTTGCCCACATGGGCGAGGTGGACGCGGGCAGGCGGGAGTCGAACCCGCGATTGCGCGGCGGCGCTACCGTTCCACTCGGCTGCACAGGCACCCGCCGGTGCCTGCTGTCCGCGTCCGTGAGGCGAGCGGCGGCCGGGTATGCCCAGCCCTTGCTCACCGGCCGGGACATGCCCAGCCCGTTCCGCTCGCCACAGAGATACGGCACCCCCGCCGCCACGAGGGAGGGCGCAGCGGCGGGGGCTGACCCTGCCCGCGGGAGGATCGCGCGCAGGGTGTGGGGGAGGGCGGCAGTCATGCGGCGCCCTTGCGCGACGGCGCGTCGCCCCCATGTGATTTGTCACATTCATGGAGGCGCAGGGATGCCAGCCTTTCACGCACCTTCGCGGCAGTGTCCGGCCAGACGCGCTTGCCGGCCTTCAACCGGCTGTAGAAACGCCCGCCCTGCCCGGCGCGCTCGCCGACCGTGCTGGGGGAGATGCCAAGCTCAGCCGCGACGGCTTCGATCTCGGCAAGGAGGGTCTGTGCTTCGCTCATGGCGCGGAGGTTAGTGTGAAGTTTCACACCGCGCAAGGGGAAACTTCACATTCGCGCTGCGCTTCGTGGCGCGGTATTCCCGTGCGCATGGATGAAAGCGAAGCTTTCCGAAGCAACCTTGCCCGCATCATCAAGGAGCGCGACCTGAAGCCGGCGCAGGTGTCTGTCTCTGCTGGGCTTAACCGGAGGGCTGTGACAGACCTCTTGGAGAACCGCGCGGCCAGCCCGAAGCTTTCGACAGCCTACGCGATAGCCAGGGCGCTCAACGAGGATTTGGGCGAGATGATGGGCATGGGGCACTCTGTGCGCCTGGTGCCTGAGCTTGCCCAGCTGCTTGAGCGATACGCTCCAGACGAGCAAGCGCAACTTGCAAGGGCACTGGCGGCCCTTCCGCGCAAGCCGGCCTGAGGGCCAGCACAGCAGCCACTAATTGAAACTCGGTCAACGCGCACACCCTGCATCAGGGCACGCTAGAACATTCGCGAACGCGCGCAAAGTGTGAAGTTTCTCATTTTCCGGCTTGACGGTGTGAGGCTTCACATCCATACTCCCCTCACAGCGCCACCCCGGCGCAGAGGGAGAGACGCCATGGCCACTCGCTTTATCCCGCTCGCACACATGGACGCCACGCCCGCGGGCTGGTTCCCCATTGTCTTTGCGGACGGCTCTTTCGGCTACGATCGCCCGGCAGACGAGCGCGATGCATTTGCCATCATTGATGACGATCGCGGCGAATTTGTCATCGCAGCGACGGCCGACGAAGCGCGGCGCGTTGATGCCGAGCGTTCCGCCTGACCACACCGCCCCGCAACCCCGTGGGGCGCCACCCCCACAGGAGGCTGACATGCCCCGCAAGCCCGCACCCCGTCTGGCTGGCGCTCGCGATAGCCGCAGCGCTGGCGATCAAAGGAGCCTGACATGATCCGCAAGGAACTCGCCCGGAAGATCGAACACCACGCATCCGAATTGCAGGCGCTGATCGCCCGCGCCGATGACGTGCTGCAGTCCGATGACATGCCCGAGCCTTACGACCAGTGGCAGGGCGCTGTCGATGCCGCGCAGGATGCATGGCTTGACCTGCAGCACAGCGGCTACTTCGGCGCCCGCGTGACTCTGGTTTCCGAAGCGCTGCGCAAGGCGGGGGGCTGACATGAAACCGACAGTCATCCGCGCCAACACGCTGCCCGAAGCCAAGCGCCTTGCCGACGAGGCGACCAAAGAGGCCGAGGCGCGCGGGGTCTACATCTCTCGCATCATCACCGGCCTGGAAGGTGACGGCATCGCGGTCATGATCCACTGGCGGGAGGGCGAGGAATGAGCCGCTCTCCGCAAATGGCGCTGCTGATCGCGATCTGCGCCAACCCCACCGGCAGGCAGCCCACGGCGCGCGATCTGATCGAGGCCGCGAACGGGCCGCTTGCCCCGCGCCGCCCGCGCTCGCCGGTATGGCACATGCTCGCCCGCATGGCCGCCGAAAACGTCAGGAGGGATCAGGGATGAGTGCGCTTGACTGGTCGCCCGGCGCGATCTTCAGCGGCGCCCACGCGCGGGAAATCATGCGGCGCGGCGCGTGCGATGAGGCGCTGGAGTATATCGGCCGAACCGTGGACGCCTGCGCGGCGGCAAGGCCGGCGGCGGCGCTGCGATACGCCCGCGATCTGCTCACGCCCGAGAGGCTGGACGCCTGCGCGGCGGCAGACCCATGGGCGGCGCTGCTATACGCCCGCGATCTGCTCACGCCCGAGAGGCTGGACGCCTGCGCGGCGGCAGACCCATGGGCGGCGCTGCGATACGCCCGCGATCTGCTCACGCCCGAGAGGCTGGACGCCTGCGCGGCGGCAAGGCCGGCGGCGGCGCTGCGATACGCCTGCGATCTGCTCACGCCCGAGAGGCTGGCATGGTGCGAAGCGAAAATGGGGAGGGATCAGGGATGACCGAATACGAATGGCCCCATCTGGCGTTGGACACCGCTTACGGCGTTCTTGAAAACGTGCCGCTGGTCTTCGGAGAATACGACTATGCCCCGCTGGTGCCGCTGTATGCGCGCGTCCATTCCGCGAAGCTGCCGCCCGACATGATCGAGGACATGATCGGCGCCCCGGAATGGAGCCGCCAACTCGCGCTGCTTGATGAATGGTGGTCTCTGAATGGCGGTCAGATCATTCGAGAAGCACAGGATCACTACCGGCAGAGGACGGCCGCAGAATGAGCGCCGCCGCCAAGCTGCCCGTCATGCCTGTAGATGAAGCCCGCCGGCTCGCGCGCATTGAGACGCTGCGATGGCACACCGCGAACAACACCGATCCCGAAATCCGCGCGAAAGCGGCGGAATTGCTGAAGGAGATAGGAGAATGAAGGCTATCGGCCCGAAGGATTTTTCGCGCGACACGGACACGCAATGGCGATTGCCGAATGTCGTCGCGGATACGAACTCCGCGCTTGGCTATCTGGACGAATGCGCGCGCGGCGAGGATGAATTGACGCCGATAGGCTACGAAGAAAACGCCCTGCGCGTTCGTGCCTGCCGCGACTTGCTTATCGAGTCCGCGCAGGCATTGCGCATGGCCGTGATGGTGCTGCGCGCCGACCTTGAGGGCATCATCAGCAGTAACGTCGCATGGTCGCCGGCGTCGCTCGGCCGAGGCGATGATGCGCCGCGACTGCGCGCGCAGATGGGCTGCATTCGCGAAGCGTTCCGCGCCAAGGACGAGGACGAAAAAGACGACGACTGGCAGGAACTGCGCGACGAGATTGCGCCAGTTCTCGCTGCCGTCAGGGCCGCTGAGGATATTGTCGGCGCCCCGCATAAAAGCGGCGAGGCATGGCTTGACCGTGTGATTGCCGGGGAGGCGGGAGTATGAACCCCGCCAACCGCCAATTCTGGACGCTCAAACCCGGCAACCCGGGGCAGGAGATGATCACCGGGCGCGAGGCAATGGCCCGCTATCCCGATCCGCAATTCTTCATGCGCCCGCACCAGAGTATGAGCCTGGACGAACTGCGGGCCGTCTTGCAGCGCAACTGCGACGAGGCCGAGCGCGTCGTTCACATGCTGCGAAGCTGGGGCAGGTTCAAGACGAAATCGCCTATCATCGAAGTGGCCGACAAGCTGCACGACTTCCGCGTGTCGATGAAGATCCACGGCGGCGAGCGTAGCCGGCCGTATCTGTGGGAGGTTTGACCCATGCTGACCCCGCCCCCTGACCGCGACCTGCGCCCGCCGCAGTATGAATATGACATGCACCTTACCGAGGCACGCCCGGTCGAGGATTACGAGGCCAGCGCCTATCACGAGATGCTGACGCGCGGCGAACGTGTCGCCCGCGCCGTCGAGCGCCTGCTGTGGGCCGCGCTCGGCGCCGGCGTAACGGTCGGCGTGCTGACGGTGGTGGAGGTGGTGTGGTGATCGGCCCCGACGACATGGACGCCATGCGCCCCGAGTGCCCGATGCCGAGCGGCCCGGACCTGCGCCGCATGATCTCGGCGGCCGCCGTCCGGCTGTGGGGCGAGGCGGGCGCGGCCGAAGCGGATATCCAGCGCATGGTGGCGGAGGTGGAGCGGCTCAGGCTCGCACTGCTCGGGCAGTGCCTCGACAACCTTACGGGGCATGCAGATGTCGCCCGCGCCGAGCGTGCCGAGGCGGCTGTGGAACGGCTACGCGACGTTCTCGACGGGATAGTTGTGTATGGCGAGGACACTTTGTCAGGCCCGACCGTATCTCCCAATGACCGAAAGTGGCATCGTGACGGCGTTCAGGAAATGACGCGCCGAGCCCGCGCCGCCCTCGCGGCCGATGGCGATGAAGGAGCCCCGCCCATGACTTACCCCGACCTGCGTCCCGAGGCGCTGGACGCGCTGCGTGGTCGCCTGCGCGCCACACCGCTTTACGAAGGCAGCGGCGAAGAAAGCGAACTGCCGGATGACGCCGCCGACACCATCGCCGCCCTGGAAGAATGGAAGGCCCGCGCCGAGGCGGCAGAGGCGGCCGTCGAACGGGCGGCAAAGCTGGCGTTGGAGCAGGCGGCGGCAGCAGCAAATAAGTGCCTGGGCCACAATCAGAACAGGTCTACTCTGCCCGAGAAAATTGAATACTACGCCGCTCTCTCAATAAGGGATGCCATCCGCGCCCTAGACCCCGCCGCCATCGCGGCCGAGGCAATGAAGGAGCCCACCCATGACCTACAAGCTGACAATTCAGGTTGACCACGGAGACGGCGCCGTAAGCACCATCCCTGACCCGCTGGCGGTTGCTGCCGGTGGGTTGGAGTGGAACTTGCGCTATGGTGGTGACGGCTGCCGACCGCAAGCCGCGTCTGTGGTGGCTTCGTTTGACTACCTTCTCAGTGATCTCATCACCTTGGCAGAAGCACAGCGAAGATTGCGCTACATGCGCAATGCCCGCCTCTCCCGGATTGCGGAACGCGCCTGTGACGCCGCCATCGCGGCCGAGGCGAAGGGGGGCGACTAGCGCCAGCAACCGAGCGCGCGGCCTTGCTCGTGGTGGGCGATCAGCCCCTCCAGCGTCGGACGATCATGCGTCGCGAGATAATCCACCGTCGCATCCGCGATGCGGATCGGGCGCCAGCCCGCGCAGCCCTCATTTATCGTCGGGGCGCACGAAGCCAGGAGTGCGGCGGGCAAGATCAGCCAGATCGTCCGTTGTCGCAACTGCATTGTCGATCCTCCGTCTCTGCGCCTCCGCCCGCATCGCTGCGCGGGCGGCGTCCAGTTCGGCCTTCACGCGGGCGTCGTGGCGGCCCTTGAGCCAGCCCGCCAGCGGCGCCCACAGCGGGCGCAGCAGTCGCCACAGCGGGACGACGACGGCGATCCAGTTCACGGCTTGCCCTGCTTCACCGCGCGGGCGAGGATGCCCACGACGGCGGCGCCTCCGAACAGCCAGCCGCGCCAGTGCTCAGGCACCATCGCCTGCGCCTCGGGCGGCAGTTCGCCCCAGATCACCGGCACAAGCTCCGCCGCCCCAGCCGCGAAGGCGATGAATCCGAGCACCCACACCGACCACAGCCGGCGGAACTCGGCCCAGGTCACAGCCCATTCGATGCGCATGTCAGTCCCTCCTGAACAGCCGCAGCACGGCGGCGACGAAAGCGGCCCAGCCGGTCGGGGCGGGCGGCTCGTCCTCAATGCGGCCAAGTTCGTAGGTCGGCGCGGCGGGCATCAGGAACAGCCGCACCTCGTCCGCGCGGCGGTTCACCAGCCCTTGCAAGGTGGTCTTGCGCCCGTTGACAGTGGCCTTGTTCCACAGCTTGATCGCCTCGGCCGCCCGCGCCTTGTCCCCGGCGTTGAAGTGCCGCAGCGCCGACGATCTGCGGAAGGCGCCGGGGCCAATGTTGTAGGCCAGTGACAGGAATGCTCCGAACTCGTTGGCGGTCACGGGCGCGGTTATCGCGGGCCTGATCTGCGCGGCGAACTTTTCCAGGGCCAGCCGCAGATGCCGGTCGGCTTCCTCTTGCGTCACCGCCATGCCGGGCTGCGGGACCACCCCGATCCCCGCGTCTGCGGTGATACCGTAGCCGATGGTCCACTTCCCGGCGGGGCAGCGGTAGGCTTTTGGCTTGAAGCCTTCCCAGCGCTTCACCAGATTAACGGTCGCATCGTTGATGATCATGGCGTCCCTCCGAAGATCAACCACAGCACTCCGCCAAGGCCGCCGATACTGCCGGGCGCGGCGCGGCCCATCCACGGGGTCATTGCCCTATCCCCAGTTCCTGCCGCAGCCACGCCAGCGCGGACGCGATCCCGGCCACGGCGCCGACCGGGATGACCATCCGCCACCAGGCGCTGCGCTCGTGGCTTTCCCCTGCCGCCTGCGCCGCCGCGGCGACGAAAGCCTTTTCGCGCCCGCGCCGCTCGGCCTCGGCCTCGATCAGCTTCTTCACGTCGGCGTGCATCGCCTCGACCTCGCGTTTCATCACGCGCAGCTCGGCGCGCAGTTCGGCGCTGTCCTGTTCGTTCATGCGCCCCCCGTTGGGTAGCAGACCCGCAGCGCGAGCGAGGTCGGCGGCGGCGTGCAGACCAGTTGATGCCCGATGCCGTTGATCGTCCTGATGCCCATGCCGTAGGCGCGCAGCCGCTTTATCGCAGAGTTCGCGCTGGTATCCTCCTGACGCCCGCCGAGCGCCTGAGCGATCCCGTAGGCGATTTCGTCAGTCGGGCGCACCGCCCAGACCGGCGGCTTGCTCGTGCCCCACAGCGTCGCCAGCGCGGCCAGCGCGGCCTGCG